CACACCGAAAAAGTCAGAGCTACTGCGGCGTCGATGCAACGAACTGGGGGTCCTCCTTGGGGCGCGTAGAATGCACGACGTAAGTCTCGCCGCCGCACGTGGGTGAGAGGAGCTTCGCCACCCGGACGGCCTCGATGACGCGACGCTTGCCGCTCGTCCATCGGACGGTGGACTCGAGAGAGCCGAGCGCGGCCTCCGAACCCGAACCGATCGCCCAGCGGTTCCAGACCGGAAGGACCGCGCCGTCCGGCGAGAGATGAACCGCGCCACCCGGCCAGGCGATGAGCCCCACGCCGGACACGACCGACGCGCCATCCCCGTCGGCTTCGCCGTACCCCTGCTTGTTCGCCCAGGGCCGCCAGCCGTGTAGCCACTGGTCCTCGAGGAAGTCCAGCCACGCGGCACCCAGCCACGGCTGCGACCACGTCGCCGGCGGGCGAGCGTCCTTCGCGAACTCCTGGATGGCGTATGCGAACGAACGACGCAGCCAGGTACCGAGCAGGTAGCTGTCGCCGAACCCGGCGATCACCGACTGCGGGAGCTCCACCAGCTTTGGGCCGAAGTCGTGGCAGACGTGCGAGGTTCCCTGGCCGTCGCTGGCGAGCCAGGTCCCTGTGTGGTCCATCGCCATCGCGATCACCGTCATCGTCGTCCTCCGTACATCAGGATTGGTAGCCAGGTCGCCGGGTCCTTGAACACGTCGAGGTCTGCGAACACGACCCGTCCTGTGTGGTTGGGGCAGCTCTTCCCCTCGAGGGCGTGGGTCGTGCCGCGCCAGTCCCAGAGGCAGTACTCCGGACCGGCGACGCGCAGGCCGTGCCCGGCGCGGCACGAGCCTCGAGGGCCGTTGTTGAGGTCACGGATCAGGGTCCAGTGGTCGCAGGCCGCACAGCAGTGCCAGCGACGTCTACGATGATGGCGGGCCAAGGGGTTCGCCGCGGTGACGGTCGACGTGGGCCTGACCGCCGATGTAGATGGCGAGGAGACCGGCGACGGAGCCGATCCCGGCCTGAACGCACCGGGCGGCGGACGCGTGCTCGCCGACGACGAACAGCCCGACGGCAGCCAGCACCGTCAACCCGGTGAGGATCCAGAGGCCGGTGTAGGCCATCCGGTACTTGCGCCCCGGATCGGTCGGGAGCGGTCGGTCCTTGGGGGTGGGGACGTTGATGGTGGCCATTGCTACTTCCCGACGACCAGGCGGACGTGCGTCGCGCCCTTGAGCCACTGCTTGTTGAAGGGCACGGGCTCGTTGTCCTTCAGCGGGAACCGCGCCACGACCTGGGGCTGCGCCTTGCGGGTCGCCTCGCGGCTCTTGAAGTAGTTCTTCACCTTGGCGGGCACCGGCACGCCGGCGGCCTTGCAGGACTGCAGGACCAGCCAGAGCTTCTCGTGCTCGGCCTGGTCGACGAGCCGGACCGCCTCGAACACGTACGACGAGTCTGGATCCGCGGCCGGCGGCCGTGGGCTGGAGGGCTCCGGCTGGCAACTCTTCGCCGGCGTCTGCGCCGACCGGACCTTGAGGCCTTCTTTCTCGAGCTGGCGACGCAGATCGGCAGAGAGGTTCGAGCTACAGCCCGATCCGAACACCTCCTTGAACCGGGCGTCGATCGTCGGCGTGGTCGGCGGCGGCAGCTCGGCTTCCACGTTGCGCACGATCCAGTTCCGCAGCAGCTGCAACTTGAACGGCCGCGTGTTGGTGGTGACGCAGTTCTTCTCGGTCCAGTGGGCGCGGATCTCCTCGAACACCTGCTGGACGATGACCTGGGCGCGCTTGGCGTCGGCGTCGAACTTCTCGGCGAGGGCTACGGCCACTGCCGGGGGGTTCAAGATCAGCTCGGGATCCTTCGCGACCCGGTCGCGGATGTGGGCTTCGATCTCTTTGCGGGTGGACATGTCTTCCTCCGGGGGCTCGAAGTCCTCGAGGAAGCCCTCGAGGCGCTTGAAGGCGGCGAGCTCGTCGAGCTCGGCCTGGGTTTGGATGTGGGCCTGGGGATCGGTCATCGGCCGAAAACGACGAACGTGAACGTCGCGCGCTCCTGGTCGCCGGTCGTCGCGTTGTAGGTCCAGACGGTGACGGACGCGTCGGCCTCGTCGTAGTGCCAGTGGCAGACCGTCGGGGTGTAGAACCCCTTGGCGGTCACCAGCACGGCGACGTCCGAGGGGTCGTCGGGGCCGTCCTCGAGGTAGAGCCGGACGCGGCCGACGTCGAGGTCCTCGAGGTCGGCGACGCGGTGCCCGCTCTTCAGCTCGGGCGTCGTGTCGATGTACTGGACCTCCCCCCAGGCGACGACGGCGTCGGCCTGGTCGACGACCTGGTCGTCGTTGTCGGGGGTGTCGTAGCTCTCGCAGCCGACAACGACTGCGACGAGCAGGACGAGCAGGGTGATGGGGCGGTTCATGCGGTCCTCCGTGGTCTCGGGGTGGGGCGCAGGCCGTGAGCCAGGTCGCCCTGTGAGGCCGTCTCGCTGTCGCCGAGCTCGTCGACGACGCCGAGCAAGCCCTCGACGTGTTCGAGCGCCTGGGTCGCCTTCATGCGGCCCAGGCGTTCCTCGAGGTCGCCGGCCTGGATGCGCGCGGTGATGTACGCACCGAGGTCGCCGGCCCAGAGGTTCAGGCGGTGATGGAGGTTCTTCGCGCGGGTCACGAGGCCTCCAGGCAGGCCAGCTTGCGATCGACCTGGGCGCGGACGAGCAGCTCGACGTCGTCGGGGACGGTCCAGACCCGCTGGCGTCCGCGGCACGGCACGGGCTCGTCGAGTACGACGACGTCGTCGAGGACCCAACCGATCGAGCCCGGCATGAACCACTGCAGCTGGTCGAGGCCCAGCTCGGAGCAGAGGTCGTAGGCGCGATCGCTGGAGCCGCGAACGGTGCAGACCGCGACGATGCAGCCGCGGGGGAGCTCCGTCCGGTAGAGCTGCGGCGGCGAGGTGTAGATCTCGCCGTTGGGCAGCGGGTTGACGATCCGGACCTCGAGCTCGGGCAGGTCGTACGACTGCTTGCCCGCGTGGATGGCGAGCGCCCGCTTCTGGCCGAGCAGGTGGTTCGGAGGTCTCCAAGATCGGTTCTCGATCCGCTTGTTGAGGTGGGCGACGGCGTAGGCCCACGGTTGGTGCAGGGTCAGGGCGCGGAGCATCAGGTAGTTCCTTTCTTCGAGGCCTCGACGATCCCCTGGACGGCCGCCGGCAGCAGCGCCTTCCCCAGCTCGAGAAAGAAGCGCGCGACGTCGTCGGGATCCGGGCCGTGGGTGGTTGGTGGATCGGGGTCGAGCTCGCGGGTGCCCTGGAGCGCGGACGGCCAGTTCCGGCCGAGCAGGTCCCAGGACCACTCGGGCCCCTTGCGGAAGTAGTAGCCCGGGCATCGCCAGCGACGATGCCCGTCGATCGGGTCGGATTCGGCGAACAGGTAGACGACCTCGGCGAGCTCCCACGACTCCCCGAACGCCCGCATCCTCCGCTGCAGCTTCGCCGAACGATCGGCACGCAATCCCTCGAGGGGACGGGGAGGCGCCGGCATCAGTCGGTCTCCCGGAAGCAGCGGACGATCCCCAGCGCGAGCGCGCCGATGAGCAGCTCCTGGAACGTCTCGTCCTGGATCAGCGCGGCGTCGTCGGGGTTCGAGGCGAAGCCGCACTCGACGAGCAGGGCGGGCATCCTCGTCGAGCGCAGGACGGTCAGGCCGTGACCGCTCGCCATCATGTCCGTCCGGGGATCCCGGTCGACCCAGGCCGGCGGGACGACCTCGGCGAGGCCCTGCCGCACATGGTCGAGGACGACGCAGGCGGCCCGCTTCGTCTCGGGGTAGGCGCTCGACGCGTGCAGCAGCCAGAGCCCCCGCGGCGACGGGCGCCGGCTGGCGTTGACGTGGATCGACAGGAAGAGGTCGGCGTCCAGCGCGTTGGCCATCCGGCAGCGGGAGCGCAGCGACATCGACGCGTCCCGCTCGTACCGGGTCAGCGTCGCGCGAAGCTGCTCGTCCGGCGCGACGACGTCGACGAGGCGCTTCGCGAGGCTCCAGGTCCAGTCGGCCTCGACCAGGCCGTGGTGGACGCAGCCGGGATCGCTGCCGCCGTGCCCGGGATCGATGACGACAGTTCTCATGCTGCCTCCGTGTCCATCGCTCGTTGGATGTAGGCGAGCAGGGAATCGCGCTCGATGCAGAGCCGGGACCAGCGGCGGACGACGGCGAGCTCGCCGTCCTGGATCAGCCGCCAGACCGACTGGCGCGAGATGCGGAGCCAGTCGGCGACCTCATTGACGCGCCAGCTCGGGCGGCGCGGCATCGGCGGGGCGGCGATCCCGAACGCATCGCAGTAGATGCGCCACTTGGACCGAACGCGGATCGCGCGCACGCGACCCTCTTCGCACCACTGCTGCACGGTGCGGGTCGACCTGCTGGTGATCTCGGCGACCTCCTCGGTCGTCAGGTAGGGGCTACTCGTCACGGTTCTGTCCTCGCTTGCGGTGGATCTCCTGGACCTTGATCAGCTTCCCGAACCCCAGGACCTGGTCGTCCCGGATGCGGGCGCGCATGTCGAAAAGGAAGCGGCGTTCCCAGGGGGTGAGCTCGTCGCGGTGGTGTTCGAGCAGGTCGGTCGCGACGTCCCAGATCCGCTGCAACGGCCAGTCCCGCCGCAGCATCGCCTCGAGCCCCTCGTGGACGGCGACGGCCTGACGCTTGGTCTGCGGCCAGCTCCGGCCGATCTGCCGCTCGCAGAAGCCGCGGTAGCGCCGCAGCGACCAGCCGAGGCTGCGGCGCAGGTCGTCCAGGGCCTTGGACTGCTCGCGGGTGATGCCCTCGTGCGCCTTCGGCCGGGGCTCGGCCTCCTTGCAGTACTCGTCGCCGGCGACGCGGGGATCGGGGCCCTTCCGCTTCCGCGCCTGCGACAGGCCGGCGACCTGGTCCTCGAGCCAGCTCTGCAGCATCGACAGCTCGCGGCCGCTCAGGGTGCGGAGGCTGTCCTTGCCGAACCGCTCGCGGGTCCAGTCGTAGACGAGCTCGCGCTTGTCCACGCCGGACGCCTTCGCCAGCTGTCCGGCCATCGCCCAGACCCGGCGCATCGTCGCCGTCCAGGAGCTCGTCGCGGCGTTGCTCACGTCAGGGCCCCCGCAGCGAGCTCGAGGCGCCTCGACGCCTGGCGCGTGGCGGTCCGGGCGGCGTCGTACTCCTGCTGGGCGGTGAAGATCGCCTCGTACTTGTCCGCCTCGGTCTTCTCGGCCTCGCGCAACGCATGCAGCGCCGCCTCGAACTCCTGGCGCTTGCGGGTGACGTTGGCGAGCTTCGCCGCGCACGAGCGGCAGCGGCCGGTCTTCAGCGCCGGCTGACCGCAGTCGCAGCGGGTTCCACGGACGCGGTTCACGGCGAGCCCCCCTCGTCCGGCTCGACGCGCTCGATGTCGATGCGGACCGACACCGACTGCCGCCGCTCGACGCCGTACTTCTGCAGCTCGTCGTCGGTCTCGCCGGCCATCCGCTCCTTGTCCGGCTCCTCGTAGGTCCGGATCAGGTCCTTGCGGCCGCCGGTGTGCAGCAGCTTCAGCGTCAGCTGCTCGTCCTGAACGTGGAGCTTGGGCGGGTTGCGTGTGACGGTGACGCGGCCGAAGGGAGTCTCGTGGCGAGCAGTGCCCTTCTTCTCGAATGCGGTCTTGGCCTTGCGGGTGATGCGGCCGCGGAGCTTCCGGCTCTCCTTGAGCAGCTCGGCCGAGTCGTCCTTCAGCCGGTCCTTGATCCGGTTGATCTCGGCGTCGGCGTTGGTGCGCAGCAGGTCGAGCTGGACGTCCTGGTCGGCCAGCTGCGACATCATCTCGTCCATCGTGGCGGTCTTGCGGGGCATGGGGCGGTCCTTTCTCCGGGCTCAGGCCCGGGCGATGAGATCTCGGTTGACCTTGGGGGCGCCGAGGTCGCGGGCGGCCTGCATCGCCCGCACGGCGTAGTTGTTGATCCACAACGGGTACCGGGGGAGACCGGGGCGCAGCCCGTCGAAGGCGTCCCGCTCGAACACGTCCTCGGCGTCCGCGCCGATCGCGGCGAAGCGGTGCGTGACGTAGTCCCAGGCCTCGTCGGTCGTCAGCGACGGCAGCTCGTACAGCTGGCTGCGGCCGGCGAGCTCGCGCAGGCCCATCGTCGACTTCATCCGACGGGCGAGCGACAGCTGACCGATCATCACGACCGAGAGCAGCCGGTAGGTCGTGTAGCTGTCCCAGATCCGCTTGAGCGCGACGAGCGCCTGGTCGTTCAGGTCGTGGGCCTCGTCGATCACCAGCACCGGCACGACGCCGGCTTCGTTGAGCTGCTCGAGCAGCTCGCGCAGCTTCTGCGACCGCTTCTCGGCGCTGTACGAGTAGCCCGGCTCGCCGGTGCCCAAGTCGCGCAGCATGGCCGAAACGAGCGAGGCCTCGGTGATCCGCTTGCGGTCGATCGCCGCCGGCGAGCAGAACTTGACCTGGGAGCGCTCCAGGCGCTGGTACAGCCGACGCAACATCGTCGACTTTCCGGATCCGACCTCGCCGACGATGGCGATGATCGTGCGGTTGAGCATCGCTTTTTCGATGCGGTTCTCGAGGAATCGGGTGAGCTCGTTCGTCCAGGACTGGTGGATCTCCAGGTCCTCGAACGGATCGTCGGCCAGGCCGAAGTGGCGCAGGTCGTCGGGGGTCAGGTACTCACGGGTGGTCAGCACGGGGATCTCCTCCTCGTCGTCCTCGTCGGACGGATCGGGGTTGGGGGCGTTGTCGTCGCAGTCGTCGTCGTCGCAGTCGTCGTCGTCGTCGTCGTCGTCGTCGTCGACCGAAGTAGGCATGGGCGGCGGGCTGGGGTGGTCCTCGCCGACCACGGCCCACATGCCCTCGACCTCGAGGTCGTAGCGACGGAAGACGTTCTCGTAGCGCTCGCGGATCCGGGCGCTGACGGTCTTCGAGCGCGCGTGCAGCACGTCGTAGACCGAGCCCTTGGACCGGCCGAGCTTGTCGGCCAGCCAGGCGCTCGTCAGCCCGGCCTCCTGCAGCCTCAGCAGGCCGACGCGGGGCTTCGGTGTCGGGGTGCGGGGCATCGTCTCCTCCTCACGCCGTCCCGGACTGCGCCAGGGCGGGCAGCTCCTCGATCAGGCGGTCGAGCTCGTCGCCGTCGATCACCTCGCCGTCGAAGGCGGCAGTGACGTGGGCGTACTCGTCGCGGGTCAGGGGTCGGTTGACGGCGTCGCGGACGCGGCGCAGCGCCTCGACCTGGGTGTAGGTCACCCGCTCGAGCCGGGCGCGCTCGGACAGCGCCGGCCGGCCCGTCAACGGGGCGCCGATCATCGGGATCGGCGGGGTCTCCTTCACCGGATCGCCGAAGGCCTCGTCGTGCGTCAGGCGCTCGGACTCCTCGGCCGCGGCGCGGCGGACGCGGTCGACCTCCTGGTCGCGGTGGCGGTCGTAGTCCTCGCCGGCGAAGCCGCCGACCCGGCCGCCGACGAGGAAGCCGTGCTCGTTCGCCTCGAGGCGGATTGCCTCGAGCTCCTCGCCGTCGGCGTTCCAGACGCGAACCGTCCGCTCCTGGTACGGGTGCAGCCGGACGGACACCTTCTCGCCGACGTGGACGACGCCGCGCAGCTCGAACGCCGTCTTGCCGGCGCCCGGCAGCGCCACCGAGATCCGCCCGCGGTTGTCGACGGTGCGCTCCATCGCGTCGCGGTGGGCGAGCATCCAGAAGGTGTCGTGATCGGGGCAGGTGCGCAGGTACTCGTCCCGCATCCAGCCGACCCAGGCGTCGCGCCGGGTCATCCCGTGGCGGCCGACCTTGTAGCGGGGGTGGGCGTTGATGGACATGGCGTACGCGTGCGCCAGGTCGTTGAGCGCCCCGAGGCTCTCCATCGGCCGGGACAGCAGCAGCCGCGCCTCGAACCACCGCTCCCACGTGCCCATCATGTTCTCGACAGCGCCGGACGCCCGGGCGACGCCGGGCATGTGCAGGTCGATCTCGACGTCGAGGTTCGCGAGCAGGTTGCGGGTGGTCTGGGCCTTCATCCCCGGGCCCTGGTCGGCGGCGAGCACGAGCGGCACCCCGCGGAACGGGTACTGCAGCGGCTCGGCCTTGTCCGACCAGGCCCGCAGCAAGAAGTCGATCAGGTCCTCGGCGCGCTCCCCCGAGCTGTAGTAGTAGTGGGCGAAGAAGGCGTTCGTGCAGTGGTCGACGAGGATGTAGCGGTACAGGATCTGGCGCAGCTTGGCGAACTCGTGCGGCTTGCCCGCATAGAACCGCCGCTCGACGTCCGGCGTGCGAACGATCCGGCCGTCCTCGCGCAGGTACCACGTCAGGCAGATCGACGCGTCGACCAGGTGCACGTGGTTCGGGTGGCGCGAGATCCGCTGGATCGACGCGCTGGGAGCCTTCTGCTGGCGCCGGCTCAGCCGGTACTCGCGCAGGCAGCGGCCCAGCGTCGCTGGCGACACCGCTCCCGGCTCGACCAGGCCGCGACGCTCGAGCGTGTCGAGGATCACCGGCAGCGTACCGACGATCTTCTCCTTCTTGGTCTTCGTGCGGGCCAGCATCGTCGCCGCTTGCGCGACGACGGCCGCGCTCAGTACCCGCTGGCCGGCGTCCGACCGCGTCTGCCGCTGGCGACCCATCGCCGCCTGGGTGAGCCGGTACACCGTCCGCTCGGACACCCCCCAGCGCGTCGCCGACCGCTGCCTCAGCTCCCGATGACGAGCGGCCGGCGCAGCCCTCAGCTCGTCCACCAGGTCCCGAATCGCATCTGCTGGTACCGCCACGATCGCCCCCTCAGAAGACGTCGTTCGCGGTCTCGGACAGCTGGTAGCGGACCTCACCGGTTTCGGGGTTGATGATCTCGTCGACGCCCCGCAGCCGCACCAGGATGTCGATCCCCTCCTGCAGCTCCTCGGCGGTGCCGTCCCACTGGTCGTTCAGCTTCTCCTGGATGATCGCGAGCAGCTCCTCGGCGTTGACCGGCTCGTCGGCGAACACGAGGAAGTCCGTCACGAGGCCGGCCCGGTCCGGCATCGGCTCCTCGGCTTCGGTGGTGACCACGCGGGCGTGAGCGGCCCGGGCGTCCTCGGGCGCCCCGTCGATCCAGTTGATGCGGTGGAGGTTGGCGGTGCGGGCGACGTTGTCGAACAGCCGCGAGACGGCGACCCGGACGTCGGCCGGGTACTGGTCCAGGTCGAGCTCGTCGAGGTAGGCCAGCGTCTGCGCCCAGGCCTGGACGTGCTTGTGCTCGAGCGCCTGGATCTTGCGGACGACCCGCAGCGGGTCCTTGAACCGCCCGTACTCTAGCTCCTGAATCCGGCGGTCGCGGCCGGCGAGCTCGTCGGTCTTCTTGCCGACCTCCTCCTCGAGCTTCTCGACCTTCTTCTTCCGCCGGCGGACCTCGTCGCGCAGCTCCCGCACCGACATCCGGTCGACGTCGTCCAGGCCGCGCTCGAGCAGCGTCCCCTTCTCCTCGAACTCCTCGAGGTCGGCGTCGGGCAGACCGATCAGCTCCAGAGCCTTCGAGACCCCGAGCCGGCTGATCGGCTGCAGGCTCGGTCGGTCGGCGAGCGCCTCGACGACCTTCATCGCGTTGTAGGCCGTCGCTCGGCCCATCCGGACGTTGGTGTCGAGCCAGCGGACGAAGCCACCGTGGCCGAGCTCCTGGCGGACCCAGACCAGCCGCTTGCCGATCTCGATGAAGTCCTGCGCGATCCGGGTCTCGTAGTCCCGGACCTCAAGGTTGATCGTCGGCAGGTCGAACTTCCTGCCATCGGAACAGAACTGCAGCAGGCGCACGGTCGGGTCGGTCTTGGCCCGATTGCGGGCAGCGGCGAGGAGATCGCCGGCGGTCGGCTGGTCATCTGGGGTCTGCGTCATCGTCTGCGCTCCTTCAGCTGTTGCGGATGTGCTCGAGCCGGTTCTGCAGCTCGTGGATGTGGTCGGTGAGGACGGCGTCGTACCGGCGGGCCGCGATCAGGAACGGCTCGCCGAGGACCCACTCCTCCTTGCGGCCGCTGGAGCTCGGCAGCGGCTGGGCGCCGCCAACCTCCTCCATCGCCAGCAGGATCGAGCGGACCTGGTGCCGGGCGAGGTCGAGCTCCTCGGCCAGCTCGCGCACGCTCCATGAGAGCTTTCCGGTGCGCGAGGCGCTCATCATCAGCGTCTGCAGCCGGACGGTGTTGCGGGTGGTCTTCGGTGCCTGGGCCATCGTGGCGGTCTCCTACGCGGACGCAGTCGTCTCGGGGTTGTGGGAAGGGAGGGTCGTGCCGTGGGCGACGACCGTCAGGTCGATCACCTCGGAGCGCAGGAGCTCGAGCCAGGTGTCGGCCTGGCACACGTGCTCCCGCGTGAACTCCAGGGCGGCCCGGAACCGGAAGCCGCCGGTCTTCGGGTCCAGGCCGAAGAAGGGCGACTCGGTCAGCTTGACGTCGCCCCTGTCGTAGACCAGGCCGAGGCGGCCGGCGTCGTCGCGGATGCGGCTGAAGGCCCCCTCGACGCCGAACACCGAGTGGAAGGTGTCGAACACGGCGTTGCAGTTGGAGATCGGGTGGATCCCGTCGACGGTGATCTTGAAGCGGGGGCTAGTTCCCATGGGATTCCTCCGGGGGCGTGGTAGAGTTCGCGTGGGCAACCTCGGCGGGCTGGTCGGGATCGGGTTCCCCCCAGACCTCGAGATACGAACGGTGGATCGCGTGCGCGACGGCACGGCGGACGCGGGGGTTCGTGCGGCGTTGGTGAACGACCTCGGAAACGAGGTTCCGGCTGACGCCCAGGTCACGACCGAGACCGGCGACCGTTACGCCACTCAGGACCATCTGGGATCGGATTTCGCGAGACGTCATGTACGTAGCCGGGCGTTTTTCATTGCCGTGTGTCAGGCGACACGAATAGTCTAGGGTACGTAGTGGGACGTTCGCAACTGGAAAATACGTAATGAACGAGCCGGACCGAAAAGCAGTCGGAGACCGGATACGCATTGCGCGAGTCGCGCTGGGCTACAACACGTCGAAGGAGTTCGCGGGCAAGCTAGGCTTGAGCACAGGTTTCATGTCTGATGTGGAGAACGGTCGAAGCAAGCCGTCGATGAAGATGCTCGCTGGGATGGCCGAACTCGGAATAGACGTATCAGAACTGCTCACTGGAGAACCGGGTCGATCGACCGTCGAGCCCGTTAGGCAAGACTCACAGTTTTTCCAGACGTCTGGAAAAATCGACAGCACAGACAAACAAGATGCGCCTCGGCTACATGAACGCCTGTGGATTCCGTACGGCGCAGCCTCCGCGCCGAGCCGGGAGCCGTCCGCCTGGGAGACCGTCGTCTCCCGCAAGACGGTCGAGGAGGAGCTGCACAAGCTGCGGCTCATCGAGCAGCTCGCCGCGTCGATGACGCCCGAGCAGGCCGACGAGCTCGAGGACCGCTGGCGCAAGCGGGAGTTCCATTTGGGGCTCGACTATGACGTAGGCCAAGCCAGCGGTCCCGGGTACGACCTCGACTGGGCCGACGTCCCGATCGTCCTGCTCGAGGTGAAGAGACGAGCGGCGGCAGCCGCCGGAGAAGGGCGGGAGCGGGTTCCTGCCCAGGAGGCCCTCGGGACGGTGTCCCCTCCGCCCGAGGGTCTCCCCTTCGACGAGGCCCTGCGGCACCTCGAGTTGCAGCTGCGGACCTTCCGGCTGGGGATGGTCGACGACCTCTGGGACTACCTGCTCCAGCGGGCCGACATCGACCCGGCCAGCTACGGCGACACGACCGCCCCGATGCGGGTGCCGCGGATCATGTCCGCGATCGTCGACCTGGCCGAGCGCGGCGATGCCCGCGGCCTGATGATGGTCGAGTTCCTGCTGAACATCTTGCGCCCCGACGGCTCCGACGAAGCCGACGGGATCGGCCGGTTGCAGAGAGCTGCAGCGGGTGCGAAGAAGCGGCGGGAGAAGTAGATCTCGGGGAAGAAACGAAGATGGACGAACCCGCACAACAACCGGCAGAGCCAAAGCGCCGCAAGTACAGCGCTGGCCAGCTGTTCCTCGGTGGTCTCGTGATCCTGTGCTGCAGCGGCCTTTTTTGGCAGGTGTGCACCGAGAAGCCGCCGCCGCCCCCGAACACGGAGACTACGCCGACTCGTCTGTACGAGGAGACCCTGGCGATGCACGACGCCGGGAGCTCGTATGTGTCGCCCGAGAACCTCGTCGCCTACCGTTCATCGCTCGACCTGCTCGAGCAGAAGTGCCCCGAGTCCAGGCGGGACATCGCTCTCCAGGTCGAGGCCGCCGGGAAGATGGTCGAGGACAAGGGCCTGTCCGTCGACAACCCGCGTCTGACGGTGATGTTCTTCATGAATCAGCTGCACGACGAGGCTCCGCCTGGATCTATCCCGGACTGCCACTCAGCTGCGCTTTTTGCGGTGATAGACATAGAGGCCGTGGAGGCGCAGAAGCTGTGAGACTGGACCTCACAGGCGTACAACTATGGCTAACATACTGTCGGTATCTGCTATGCTACTCCGGCCTGGAGGCGTTGCAGGGGGAGCGGACAGGCATCTTGCCTTTGTCGAGCTCGGGCCCCAGGCTACGATTCAGTAGAAGACGATGACGAAGAAACCCAAGAAGCCACCTGCCGCGCAGACGCAGCGGATGAACCTCCCCGCGAAGCTGCCCGCGGGGGTCAGTGTTGCGGCCGGCGGCGAGGCCGTCGACATCAATCCGGCGATGCTTGCGGCGCCGCAGTGGTCGATGACCGCGACCCACGCGTGGGCGGAACGCCGCGGGCCTACGGTCCAGCTCTGTTTCGGCCAGGGGATGTACGGGGACGACAAGATCCTGGCGGCGCTCCTGATCGACATCTCGGCATCGCACCTGAACCGGACCCTGCGGGCGAACTCCTCGACTCCCGGTGGGGATGGCGAAATCTCGTTCTACGATATCCTGCACGGGTACTACTTGAGGGAGATCGCCGGCAGCGAGAACAAGGATGACGTCAAGGCGGTTCTTCATCCCTTTGAACCGCCCTCTCAGCGGACCCAGGTGGAGACCGCGCATCTCGTGCTGTTCGCGTTCTCTGAGCAGAGCGCGGAAGCTCGCTTCTACTACCTTTCTGCGAACGATTTTCAGCAGTTACGACGTGGACAGAACGTTGATCTGGTCACGGGAAGAGTGCAGGTATCCATGTCCACGTCCCTGATGTATCACCTGTTTCTCAGGATGCTCGAGCTCACCCAGGACACCGACGCGTCCGGGAGGAACCAATGATGCGAGACTACTTCTGGAGAGACGCGCCGCCGTGGCGTCAGGATTTCTGCGAGGACAACTCGGCCGCCAAGCAGATCAAGGAGTTCTTCGAGCACTGGGTTCGGACCCCCGTCCGGTACACCGCGACGGTTGGGTGCGCGATTGGATCGCTGGTGGTCGCGACGCCGGTCGTTGCGACGACGACCGTACATCAGGCCGCCGTGGCGGACGCCGACACCGAGTTCACGATCGACGACGAGACCTTGCAGCAGACCTGGGACAGCGGCATCGCTTATATGCGCGCCCGCGGCCGGCCGGTCGAGGACATCCTCGCGAGAGCAGTTGAGAACATGCTGCGGGCAGAGAGTCGCGGAGGTGATCCTCCGCTGCCGACGCACATCCCCGACGACGAACGCTGATCTCGGCCGACATCATGCCCCGCCCCGGTGTGAATTGCCCCCCATGGCGAGAGACACGCCTGGAACGCAAGGGCACCAAAATGGCAATCCAGGCGCCTCAAGCCATCTCGCTGGCCGCGGATGACGTCAAGAACCTTCGCGTCGCCCGCGTCAACATCGAGATGTGGCACGGCACCCTGTTCAACGGGTTCCCCCCCGTTCCGTACTACGCCGGCAACATCCGCCAACCCAGCGATGACAAGCCGTGTCTCGAGATGCCGATCCACGTCCGAGGCCGCCCCGGCTCCGACTGGCGGGACGTTCCGCGGGACATGGATCGGTTGTGCAGGGACCTGCGGAAGCAGCTCAAGCAATCTCCGAAGTGGGCAGACCTTGAGCCCGTGGAGCGGCTGAGCAAGATCGCGTCGCTGGTCTGCAGGTCGGTCGGTCGGTTCATCCAGATCCACCCGTTCCTGAATGGAAACGGCCGGATCTCGAGGTTGCTCTGGATGGTGGTTCTTCGCCAGTTTGGTTTTGAGTGGGAGAACACCGTCCTGAAGCACCCGGATCCTCCCTACGACGACGTCATGGCGAGCTGCATGACGGGTGATTTCGACCCCTTGTTCGATCACGTCTTGTTGGCCATCGCCCAGCAACCGACGTCCGATTCCGAGGAAACCGCCCCCTCTTCCTGACGATTTCGGTCCTACAGCGCGAAACGGTTTCAGGTGCGCGGGCGCATCGGCGTCGTCCGTGCCAGCCTCAGATCGTACGAGCTGGCCGCTGAGGTTGCCCGAACCATCCGCGAGCCAGTAAGCGGGGCGCTGGCCCTGGTCGGTTCGACGGGTGCCGGCCAGGGCCCAACCCCCCGAAGCTGAGGAACACGTTGCGGCTATAGAGCAGCGCCCATCGGGCGCTAGGCCAGGCGCCGGCGGTCAAGGGGCCGCCGGCGCTGCTGCAACACGCGGAACCGGACGCCGATGGTCGCGCTGCTGGAACAGCCCCTTCTCCTGATCACGTTGCTGGCCTTGTCCCTGTCCAACGCCGTCGCGCTGCCCATGGTGGCGCTGGCCTACCTGCGCAACCGTCACAGCGGCCGGAGGCTCCGGAAGCCCTCGTCGGGCAACCCGGCCGAGGCCGCCGCCACCCGCCAGCTGCAGGCGCTGGGGTTCGAGGTGCCGGACTGCGACGACTGCGAGACGGTCAAGCAGCTCAACGTCCGGATGGAGAAGCTCGAGACGACGCTGAACGAGCAGGGCGAGCAGATCGCCAAGGTCAGCGAGTCCCTCGCGAGACAGGAGAAATGGACCGGGCACATCCAGCGCACGACCGAGGCACAGGAGAAGCAGCTCGGCGAGATCAACGGCCAGACCAAGACGATCCTCGAGCTGATGGGAAAGGGCTTCTGACATGCGCGTTCGTCGCGATCACCAGGACCAGCCGACCACGCCGATCGACACGATGAGCGAGGAGTCGAAGCTCGCCCGGGCTCTCATCCTCCAGGTCCTGTACGAGCAGGGCGACTGGCTCGCCGACCGCGTGGTCCGCAAGCTCTTCTCCGCCGAGGGGATCGGGATGGACACGCGGCTCGGCATCCACCTCGGCTACCTCGAGGAGGAGGGCCTGATCCGCGAGCAGCGCCGCATCGTCGGCAAGGCGCAGTTCAGCTTCTACCGCATCACCAGCCGGGGCATCGACGTGTACGAGGGCACGACCGAGCATCCCGGTGTCGGACGCCGCCCCGAATGAACACCCGGTACTCCTCCAGCCAGTGGCACGAGGCCCACGACCTGGTCGTGCTGGAGGGGTGCACGTACGCCGAGGCCGCCGAGCGCACCGGGATCAGCCTCAGCGCGATCCAGAAGAAGGGCCGCGAGCAGGACTGGATCGAGGAGCGCAAGGCCCACGCCGAGGACGCCGGCGACTACCGGCAGATGGTCTTCGAGCTGAAGAAGCGACACGCCCAGCGGGCCCTCGAGGAGGGCGACCCCCAGGCGATCTACGCGCTGGCGAAGCTCGAGCGGATGTTCCCCGAGTACCGGTACCGCGCCGGCGACGAGGGGATCGACGACCGAGCCAAGCGCGAGCTCGTCGTCCAGGTGGTCGAGGCGATCGTCGCGTACCTGGAGACCGACGCACCTTCGGTGCTGTACGAGTTCCGCCGGTACCTGCGCCCGTTGACAGCCCACGTCTTCACCACGCTGGGGGTGGCCGAGTGACGACGGAGCGCCAGGCGTGGAAGCGGATCGACGAGCTGGAGCGCCGCGCGGCGCTGGGCGCCTCGCCGTTCCCGGACGACACGCCGGCGCTGCAGGCGATCCGCCTGGTCCGCAGCTTCCTCGACATCGAGACGTTCTTCCGGACGTACCTGCCGCACTACTTCCGGGACCCGTCGCCGCGGTTCCACAAGGAGCTGATCCGGATCTGCGACCGCGAGCTGTTCGCCGCCGTGGCGGCGCCGCGCGGCCACGCCAAGAGCACGACGATCACCTTCGGCCACTCGGTGTACGAGCTGGCGTTCCGGCTCTTCTGGTACGAGCAGATCATCTGCGCCTCGGCGGAGATGGCAAAGGAGTTCGTCGGGGGGATCGCCGACGAGCTCGCCGACAACGACCGGCTCCGGTACGACTTCGGCAACCTCCGCGGCGAGGACACCTGGACCGACAACAAGTTCATCACGCGGCCCTGCGCCAAGCCGGTGCCGACGGTCACCGCGGCGGAGATCTCCGCGGCCCTGACCGTCGCCGACCGCGAAGCGCTGGCGGCCTGCACCGGCAACTGCGACCCCGACGACCAGGCGTGGTTCGTGTTGCAGGTCCTGGCGATCGTCGGCGAGCGCCTGGCCGACGACGGCACTGCGATGGTCGAGGCCTTCGGCCGCGGCCAGCGCAAGATCCGCGGCCGCCGCCACGGCCCGTACCGTCCCGATCGGATCAAGGGCGACGACCTCGAGGACGACGAGCAGGCCGGCAACGCCGACACGACGACGAAGGTGATCCGCTGGTTCGGCGGAGCGGTCCGGCCGGGCCGCGAGCCGAAGCCGTCGCGGGACGGCCGTCCTGGGCGGATCTTCATCGTCGGCACGATCCTCGGCGTCTACACCCTGCTGAACGAGCTGCTCCGGCCCGACCGGCACAAGCGCTTCTACAAGGTCCGCTTCTCCGCGATCGTCGTCGATCCGGAGACCGGCGAGGAGCGGGCGCTGTGGGAGGACCGGTGGTCCCTCGAGGCGCTGTACGAGGAGCGCGAGGACCTCGGCGAGGAGCTGTTCGGCAAGGAGTTCCTCAGCATCGCCCCGGACGAGGCGGGCAAGCCGTTCCCGACAAGCCTGGACGACTACGAGTACTTCGAGCTGTCGCAGCTCGAGGGGATGCGGCTGGACCCGCCGATCATCTGGTGCGACCCGGCGCTGGGCCGCAACCGCAAGAGCGACTCGCCGGCGATCCTGCTCGAGCGCTGGTGGTCGAAGGAGCGGGTGCTGTTCTGCATCGAGCTGGACGTGACGATCCGCCGGCCGGAGCAGACCTGCCAGCGGATCGTCGAGCTGATGCTCGAGCACGACATGCTCGGCGAGGCGGTACGCTTCGAGGACGTCGGGTTCCAGGAGCTGATGCAGCCCCTGTTCGAGCAGATCGCCAAGGAGGCCGGCGTCGATGTGTTCGCGACCGGCTTCGAGCTGCACGAGGGCGACAAGGACACGCACATCGCGACGATCTCGCTTCCGGTGCGTCGCGGCCGCGTCCGCTTCCGGCGCATCCAGAAGCCTGCCGTACGGCAGTTCGTGACGCAGCCGAAGGGGAAGAAGGACGGCCCTGACCTGGTCGCGACGGCCTACCAGCACCACGCCCGCTCGGGCTCGTGGAAGGCCGAGTACTCGCATCGTCCCCGGTCCATCCAGTTCGCCGCGGGGGCCTTCTGATGGCGGGCGCGACCGGACATTTGGTGCGCCGCTCGTCGGTGGTGCGGCGCTACGGCCGCCCGCCGAAGGCGATGACCGAGGTCGGCGCGCCGAGCACCGGAGGTGTGCGCAGCATCTGGTCGGACTTCCCGTCCGAGGGCCTGACGCCGGACAAGCTGTCCTCGTACCTCAAGGCCGCGGCCCAGGGCGATCCCTACCACCAGGCCGAGCTGTTCGAGGAGATGCTCGAGAAGGACACCGAGCTGCTCGGCCGGTACCTCGACCGGCTGCGGCCGGTGGCGTCGGCGGACTACGTCGTGCTCGCTGGCGACGACGACGACGACCGGTCGGTGCAGGCCGCCGAGGATGCCGAGCAGATGCTGGCGAGCCTCGGCCGGCGGTTCCGCCAGGCGTGCTGGTGGCTGCTCGACGCGACGGGCAAGGGCTACGCCGCCGTCGAGGTGATCTGGGACTCGTCGCCGACGGGGATCGCGCCGGTCGACTTCAAGCACCGGCACCAGAAGTGGTTCACCGTCGATGAGGACACGGGCTCCGAGCTGCGGCTGCTGACCGCCGGAAACCAGACCGAGGGCGAGCCGCTCGAGCCCGGCCGCTGGATCGAGCACCGCTACGCCCCGCTGACCGGAACGATCTGTCGCGCCGGGCTGTTTCGGCCGCTGGCGTGGCTCTACCTGTTCCGGATCTTCGCGCAGAAGGGCTGGGTCCAGCTGCTCGAGATCCTCGGCGTGCCGATGCGGATCGGCAGGTACCCGCGGGGCGCCAAGAAGGAGGAGCGCTTGGTCCTCGAGGCCGCGCTCGAGAACATGGGCCGCGACGCCTGGGCGGCGATCCCCGAGGACATGCAGGTCGAGGTCATCAAGACGCTCGAGAAGATGGGCGGCACGAACCACCGCGACCTGTGCGACTGGGGCGCCGAGGCTTACGCGCTGCTGCTGCTGGGCCAGTCCCTGAGCTCGCGTGCTGGCGATCGCGGCGCCCGTTCGCTCGGCGAGATCCAGTGGAAGGTCAAGCAGGAGATCGTCGAGGACGACGGTCGGTTGCTCGCCGACACGTTCAGCGACCAGCTGCTCGCCCCCTGGACCGCATGGAACTACGGGGCCGAGGTCGTCCCTCCGCGGCTGCAGTTCCAGCTCGAGGAGGAGGCCGACCTGCTGCAGCAGTCGGAGATCGACGAGCGGCTGCAGCGGATGGGGTACCGCTTCTCCGAGCGCTACATCCAGGAGACTTACAAGCTCCCCGAGGTCCGCGATGACGACGTCATCCTGCGGCCGGCCGCGACGACTCCGCCTGCGTCGCCGACCGAGCCGCCGGACGTCGACGCGGAGCTCCACGCCCAGGTGGGCGGTCAGCAGGTGAGCGCCGAGGGTCCTCGACCGACAGCCCCCGAGGGAGACGAGCAAGACCTGATCCGGAGCATGCTCGAGCAGGCCCCGGACGTCTTCCGTCCCATCCGAGCCGGGATCACGGCCGGGCTGAGCGGCGCAGAGACCTACGACCAGGCCCGCGAGCAGCTCAACCAGGCGCTCGCAGGACCCCGAGCCGAGCTCGAGGCCCTGGTGTTCCGGGCCACGCTGGCCGCCCACCTCCGGGCACGACAGGCGTCCCGCGCCCGCCACCAGGTTGCCGCCGCGGTGACGCTGACCGACGTGCCGGATCTCCCGAACGTCGACGAGCTGCGCTCGCTTGCGCTGCGCCAGGGGATGACGCCGGACGCGTATTACGCCCTGGACGCCGAGCACCGGGCCCGGGCGTTCACGATCGGCGGGATCGAGAACCTCGAGGCGATCGACGCCGTGCAGGCGTCGCTCGTCCGGGCCGAGCGGGACGGCACCGAGTTCGCCGCCTGGCTCGACGAGGTCGACGAGGTCTTCGAGTCCCACGGCATCGGCGCGCTGAAGACCCACCGCGCCGAGCTCGTGTTCCAGAACGCCGTGCGCCAGTCGCAGATGGCAGGTCGGTACGCCGAGGAGCGGTCCGACGAGGGCATCGAGCGGGCGCCCTACTGGATGTACGACGCCGTCGGCGATCGCCGCACACGGCCGTCGCATCTGGCCATGGACGGTCGCGTCTTCCGCAAATCGGATCCGATCTGGGACGTCTGGTTCCCGCCTAACGACCACCACTGCCGGTGCGGCGTGATCGAGGTCGGCGACGCCGAGCTCGCCACGCTGGGCAAGGAGGTCGAGCAGGGCGAGGACGTCGAGATTCGCCCGGCCTGGGATCGGCCGCCGGCGCAGGCGCTCGGCGAGAGCCTCTGGCGGTACAGCGAGCAGGACCTGGCCCAGGCCTACGGCCCGATCGCGGGGCTCGGCGATCCAACCCGAATCGCACAGCTTGTACAGGCCCAGGACGGCGCCGTCGTCGTCGCGTCCGACCTGTCGATGGACCAGCTTCGGCGAGGCGTTGCGTCGCTCGCCGAGCTCGAGGTCAGCGGCGTCGCGGCGTCGCTGGAACGGGGGGGGCTGCGCGCGGCTCCGCTTCTGCTCGAGGCGGCCGAGACGCAGGCCGCGCTCGACGCCGGCGGGGCGGCGCTCGAGGTGGCGCACGTCGCCGGCCTCACCGCCGCGGTGGCTCGGATGGCCGAGCGGCTCGACGACCTGGTGCCCGGGGCGGCCGACGCTTCGAGGGCGACTCTCGTTCGAGCCCTCTACCCGAGACGGGACGCAGAGGTGCGGGCGGCACTGGGGATCACGGACAAGCCCGATGAGGAGCTCGTCGCCCAGCTCCTCAGGGCCATCGGCGGAGGGGTGTGATGAACCGCGAGGACCTCGAGCGGCTGATGCAGGGGATCGACCTGGGCAACCTCGTGCTGTGCGAGCCCGTCGCGATGCCGCGCAGCGACGAGCCGCCGACCGAGGTCTGCCTCGCGTTGGCGGGTGTGTACGAGGGGCACCCGTCGGGCGCGGTCACCATCGACCAGGCGCTGGCCGAGACCGTCGAGCGCAACCGCGTCGAACTGGGATTCGACCCGCCGATCGACGAGCGACACACATCGAGCATGCCGTACATTCCGGCTCCGCGGTTCGGTGTGGTGGGCCGGTACGAGTGGCGTGATGACGAACTGTGGGCGACCGACCTGCGCTGGAACGAGCGCGGCCGCCAGTCCTGGACGGACGACGAGTACGGCTACGTCAGCCTTGGCATGCTTCGCAACCCCAAGCACCCCCTAACGAACAAGCCCATGGGGCCAGTGATGCACCACCTGGCTCTCACCAACACCCCGTTCTTCGGCGGCGCCGCGGCGCTCGCGGAGGGCGGTCAGGAGGACACGAACATGAAGCTGGAGGAGATCACGAGCGCCCTGGAGCAGGACGCCGACCTGAAGACCAAGCTGCTCGTCGAGCTGAAGGTCGCCCCGGTGACAAACGTCGAGGCGAGCCTCGAGCCGATCGCCATCGACCCGCGCATCGTCGAGCGCCTCGGCCTGGCCGACGACGCCGACGCCGACGCGGTCGTCGCCGAGCTGGACAAGCGCCAGCAGTCGCGCGCCCAGGCCATCGTCGCCAGCGCCGTCGCCGCGGGCAAAGTGCCGAAGGACCCCGAGTCCAAGATGCACAAGAGCCTGCTGGTGATGGCCGAGCAGAACCCCGAGGCGGCCGAGGAGTTCGTCGCGTCGATGTCGTCGCAGGCGCCCACCGGAACGGCCCCGAAGCCGCCGGCCGAGCGCGACGACGACGACGAGCTCGAGATCGATGACGACCAGGCCCAGATCAACGCCCAGCTCGGCCTGAGCGACGAGGACTGGGAGAAGTACGCGCCGAAGGACGACTAGTCCCGACGCGAGGAGCTGAAACGGAACCCCCCGGGGAGCACCCGGCAACGCAGGAGAGAAGGACATGACGGCGGTCACCGAAGACCAGAAGAACGTGATGCGCGCCGGGCAGCTCCGGAGCTACCCGGTCGCGGCGTCGACCATCATCTACCTGGGCACCCACGTGTGCCTCAACGCCAGCGGCTACCTCGTCAGCGCGGCGGACACCTCCGGCTACCGGTACGCCGGCAAGTCGGCCGAGTACGTCGACAACTCCGACGGCTCGGACGGCGACCTGTACGCCGAGGTGTACGTCAGCGGCGAGTTCGAGTCCGACATGGAGTCGGCGCTGTCGGTCGACGACGTGGGCAAGCGGGTCTACGTCAAGGACAACAACACCCTCGGCCTGAGCTCCGACGTCACGAACCACGTGTTCGCGGGGTTCGTCGCGGAGGTCAATTCCGCCGAGGACTGGATCCGGATCGCGCCGGACTTCGAGAAGCTCGAGACGCACCTGGACGGCGACTCGAGCAAGCACGACGCCGACGAGATCGACTTCGAGGACGGCGACGGACACCTCGCGGCGACCGACGTCGAGGCGGCGATCGCCGAGCTCGCGACGAAGATGGTGCGCGTCGACGTCGCGTGCCCGGACGTCGGCGGCGGGGGCACCGACGCGGCGCTGACGGCGGCGCTGAAGACCCTCAGCGGCACGGCGCTGGCCAAGACCGGGGTCTTCAAGATCCTGGCGACCAAGGACGAGTACGAGGGCGGGCACGACCTGAGCGCGACCTGCACGTTCGCCACGGCGACGAAGGGCTCGATCCTGAGCTCGGGCGCCGGCTACGCGGTCGTCAAGGCCGACTCCAACGGCGAGTTCGCCTGCACCCTGGCGAACACCGCCGACGAGACCGTCTACGTCTCGGCCGCGTCCAGCGACGGCGGGCACGACGCGAACGCCAACGGCGTCCTCGTCACCGAGTGCGTGCCGGACGACGCGACCTGGAGCGCCTGATCGGCGTGAACCCTGGCCGGGGCGGGCTGGTCTCGCCCCGGTCGAACGAGGAGCTGGAACAGCCGCCCCAGGCCGGGGCGTAGGAGGAGCAGATGAGCAAGGTAGCAGGCGCGGCGGCGATCGCGATGTACGGTCGCGGGCTGTCGACGGTGTTCAACAAGTACTACGACCTGGCCGGTTCGCATCCCGGGTTCGGGCTGATGCGGGTCGTCCACGACTCGGCCGACAAGGTCGACTACCCGATCCCCGACGGGCTGCCGAGCCCCCGGGAGTGGGACGGCGATCGCGCCGAGAAGGCCCACAAGCTGGGCGTGCTGAGCGTCCTGAGCAAGGCCTACGAGGCGACCCTGGGCGTGCCCGGGCACCACGTGCGCCTGGGTCGCGGTGAGCAGTACGGTCCCGAGGTCCAGATGATGGCCTCGCGGGCGCGGCTGCACCCGCTGAAGATGCTCGGCGACCTGCTGAACAACGCGTTCGGCACGACCAAGTCCTACGACGGCGTCGCCCTCTGCGCCGACGCCCACTCCTGGGGCGGCCAGACGATCGACAACAAGCAGACCGCCGCGCTCGCCGGCGACGCGTTCGCCGACGCTCGGGCCGCGCTGTTCAGCCTCAAGGACAGCGAGGGCGAGTACATCTGGACCGGCATGGAGCGCCTGGCGCTCGTCGTCTCGCCGGATCTCGAGGACGACGCCGAGCAGATCGTCGTCGCCGCGACCGGCTCGTCCGGAGCGACGAACGTCCGCAAGGGCAAGGCCGACGTCGTCGTGCTGCCGCACCTGCACGACAACCCGGGCTACTGGTTCCTGATCGTCAAGGATCTGCCGCCGTTCGTGCATCAGATCCAGGAGAAGATCGTGTTCGAGAGCCAGACGAAGCCCGACTCGGACAACGTCTGGAACCGCGACAAGTACGTGTACGGGGTCCGCGGCCGGTACGCCGTGGGCGTCGGCCCGTACTGGTCGATCGTCGGTAGCGACGGCACCACTTGATCGGGGTGACGTGAGGACATGGGGAACTACATCAGCCAGTCCGACATCGAGGCCCGCTACCCGGCCGACGATCTCGTCGCCCTGACGGACGACGAGGGCACCGGCTCGGTGGTCACGTCGCGGGTGACCGCGGCGATCACCGACGCCGAGGCCGAGGTCGACGCGATCCTCGCGCGGCACGGGCTGGCGGTTCCCCTGTCCTCCCCCCCCGATCGGCTGATCCTGCTGACCTGCCGGATCGCTTGGTACCACCTGCACCGCGGCGGCGTCGTCGGCAAGACGGTCGAGGAGCGGTACGACAAGGCGCTTGAGGCGCTGGCATCCGGCGCGAAGGCCGGGACGTTCGGCGGCACGAGCGACGAGGCGATGAGCACGACCCGGGTTCCGGGGCGGGACGCTCCGGAACGGAAGTTCACTGACGGATCGATGAGCGGGCTGTGACGATTCTTCACCAGGTCGACGACGACAGGGTCCAGGAGCTGCTCGGGCGGCTCCAGCGGCGCGGCGACGACCTGCGTCCACCGCTGGAGTCGATCGGCCGGTACATGGTCGACACGTCGATCCCGTTGACGTTCAGGTCCGGCGGCCGGCCGGAGCCGTGGAAGCCGGTTCTACGCGGCGGCAAGCCCCTGCTGAACAGCCGGCGCCTGCAGGGCAGCATCACCCACCGGGTCGTCCGGGGGAACGAGCTCCGCGTCGGCACGGCTCGGCGGGGAGCTCGGCTGCACCAGCTCGGCGGCACCATCCGTCCGCGAAACGCGCGGGCCATCGCGGTTCCGCTGCCGGGGACGAAGGCGGCGCCGCGGCGGTACAGCCGGACGTTCATCCTGTACCGCAAGGACGGCGACCGGATCGGGCTGATCGTGCAGAAGGTCGGACGCGACAAGCTCCGGCCGCTGTTCGTGCTGAAGACCCAGGTCCACATCGACGCCAGGCCGTTCCTGGTCTGGTTGTCCGAGGACGTCCAGCGCGCCGAGCAGGTGCTCGTGCGGTACCTGGGGGCGAGCCGATGACGGCGCCGACCGACACGACGATCAGCCAGGCCGTCGTCGCTCGGCTCAAGGCGACGCTGCACCGAGAGAACGGTGGCGCCTGCGCCGTCGTCAAGCTGTACGCCGCCGAGCTCGAGAAGCTCGTCCAGGGCGAGCCGGTGGGCGGCTTCCCGGCGCTCTGGGTCTACCCGCTGCGGAGCACCGAAAAGCGCATCACCGTCGACATGCTGCGGGTCACGCTGACGGTGGCAGTCTACGTCGCCGTCTCGACGAAATACAGCGAGGAGGCCCGGCTCGTCGGCAAGGCGTCCCAGACCGGCGTGCTGCCGCTGTTGCAGTCGATCCGGACGCGGCTGTTTGGCCAGAAGCTGGGGTTCGACGACCTGGTGCCGCTGTCGCCGGACCAGGGCTACCAGATCGCCCTCGAGGCGACCGCCGACGAGGTGCCCGTCATCGTCTACCAGTACCCCTGGGAGACGTCGTTCGAGGTCTCGCTGACCGAGGACGACGACGGGTACCCCGACGTCAAGCAGATCGAGCAGAGCATCCACAAGCCCCCCGAGGCCGACGACCCGGTTTTGCAGGGCATCACCGAGCTGGAGGACGAGTAGGCCATGGAACGCAACGCAGAGCTGTACCTGCTGGCCAAGCCCGGGATGGCGATCCCCATCGAGGGCCAGCGCCGGCGGTTCCTGCCCCAGGGGACGCTCGCGGCAGACGCCGAGAAGGCTGTCCGCGTCAACTCGAGCCGCTGGTGGCGGACGATGATTGCCGAGGGCGCCGTCATCGTCGTGCCGAAGGCGAAGGCCCGGCCGCAGCCCAAGCCCAAGCAGAAGAAGACCACGGACGGCGGCCGGTAGAGACCAGGCCGCGGAGAGGCAGATCCGATGACCATCGAATTCGACAGCATTCCCAGCGGCCGCCGGACGCCGGGCCGCGCGATCGAGCTCAACGTCCTGCTCGCCCAGGCCGGGCTGATCGCGACCGCAGCACCGCGCGTGCTGTTCATCGGGCAGCGCACCAGCGACGGCACCGTCGCCGAAAAGGTCCTCAAGCAGGTGTACTCCGACGCCAAGGCCAAGGAGTTCTTCGGCGAGGGCTCGACGCTGGCGATGATGCTGCTCGCGGCGTTCAAGCAGCACCCGAACATCCGCGCCGAGGCGATCGCGCTGGACGACTCGGACACCGGCGTCGCCGCGGACGGCGAGTTCCAGCTGTCCGGCACGTGCACCGTCGCCGGCACGCTGCGGCTGTGGTGCGGGCACCGGTACGTCGACGTCCCGGTCGCCGTCGGTGACGCCGCCGCCGACGTCGTCGACGCGTTCATCGCGTCGGGCTCGGCCGAGCTCGGCGACATGCCGTGCACCTTCGCCGACGACAGCGACAACATCGACGTCACCGCGCGCAACGACGGCCCGCACGGCAACGACATCTACCTCGGCTACGAGCTGCTCAACGGCCTGACCGGGATCAGCGTCACCGTCGTCGACATGGCGTCCGGTGCGAACTACGCCGATCCCGATGACGCCCTGGGCGAGGTCGAGGCCGAGCACTTCGACATCATCGTCCTCGGCGGGTTCGAGGACAGCACCGAGCTCGGCAAGCTCAAGACCCACCTCGACACCGTCGGGGCGCCGCTGGAGATGCGGGGCGGGTTCGGGGTGTACGCGACGACCGGGACGCTGTCGGCGGCGACAACGCTCGCGGCCAACTTCAAGACCTCGTACCGGATGGCCGCGGCGTTCGCCAAGAACGCCAAGATCACCCCGTGGGAGCTCGCCGCGCAGTACGCCGCGGCGATCGCCGCCGAGACCGACCTGGCGATGCCCCTGAACAACACCGAGCTGCTCGGCGTCGACGTGCCGACCGCGGCGAACCGACTGACGTCGACCGAGCTCGAGACGTTGCTCTGGGCCGGCGTTGGACCGGTCGTCTCCCCCGACGGTCTGCGGATGCGGATCGTTCGCACGATCACGACCTGCTACGAGACCGCCGGAGGCACGCCGTTCGAGGCGATGCTCGACGTCCAGACGCTGCGGGTCCTCGAGTTCGTCCGGTACCAGCTCAACGCGATGTTCGGCAGCAAGTTCGCCAAGGGCAAGTTCACCGACGAGCTGCTCGACGTGGTCAAGGGCGAGGTCGTCGAGGTGCTCAAGGCGATCGAGCGGCTCGAGTACCTCCACCAGGTCGACGACAACCTCGACAACGTCATCGTGGAGCGCAACAGCGTCGACCAGACGCAGATGGACGTCCGCGTCCCGGCCGTCGTCGTGCCGGGGCTGCACAAGATCTACACGCGGGTCGACTACCTCGAGACGGCCCTGACGAGCTGACCAGCAGGCCGGTGACGGGCCGGCCGGGAGGAACAGATGCCCGTTTCCACCCTCACTGACCAGTGCGATCTCTGGATCAACGGTCAGCACATTCCGACCTCGCGGATCACGCTGCGGGTCGACACCGCCCGCCGCGAGGCGCCGTTCGTGGACCTGACCGGCGACTCGGTCGGGACGTTCCGCGGCAAGAAGACACGGACGCTGGACTTCGAGTGTCCCGCGTCGCCGGAGTTCCCGATCTGGGAGGACCTCGAGGAGGCGGTCGTTCAGCTGCTGCCGAAGCGGCCGAGCTGTCCGAAGTACTCGTACTCCCGGTGCTCGTCGTCCTCGTTCGAGTCGGGGGTCCAGAACGACCAGGGCGAGACGGTCGATCGCGTGTCGCTGTTGCTGCTGACCGGCAAGCGCATCGCGTAGGAGGCCACGGTGGGCAAGCTCATCGAGATGCTCGCGGGCAAGGGCTCGATCAAGGTGGTCGAGCTCGCCCGGGCCGGCACGAAGGTCGGACTGATCCCGCTGCCGGCGTCGGAGGCCCAGAACGCCAACGCCGCCGCGTTGCAGAGGTTGGCCGAGCTGAAGGTGGCGATCGGCACGACGCCGGGCTGGCAGGAGTACTGCTACGAGCTCGGCGTGCAGACGCTGTTCCGCGCGCTGGTCGATCCCGAGACGAGCGAGCCGCTCGCGTCGAGCCCCGACGAGGTCCGCAAGGCTCTGAACCGCGGCGAGATCGACTACCTGTCGGCTCACCAGGGCGTTCACCAGGAGTCGGTGAGCCCGCCGCTGGAGTCGTTCCCGAAGGAGGCCATGGACGAGCTGGGGGAAGCGTCACCGTCGGCCAGCAGCTCGCCTGGCTCGGAGCCGAGAAGCTCCACGCCTACTTCGGCGTTCCGGCGAACGAGCTGACCGACGGGCAGATCGCGGCCGCGCTGGTCATTGGCAAGGCGGTGAAGGAGGCGATGAAGAAGAAGGAGTCGACCTGAGGACGACCCAGGCGCTCGCGATGAGCGCCGGCCAGGCCGCCCAGGTCGGCAGCAGCTCGAACAGCGCCGCGATGTACAGCGGCGCAGCGAGCAGCGCCAGGAGCAGGACGACGAGGATCACGAGGTCACCGTAGCATGCCGACCGACGGACGCGTAGACATCATCCTGGGGCTGAAGGACCGGTTCAGCCGAGGGGTGGGTCGCGCCCAGCGCAAGGTCACCGGGTTCGGCCGCCACGTCGACACGGTGATGCGCGGCGCCGGCCGCGGCGTGCAGTTTCTGTCCAACCAGATCAACGGCATGGGCACCGTCGCGGCGCTGCTCGGCACCGGCGCGATCGGCCGCGGCCTGGTCGAGTTCGACAGCAAGCTCCGTACGATCGCGAACACCGCGCAGATCACCGACGGTCGGATGGAGGAGCTCAAGCGCCAGCTGCTGGGCCTGTCCGGCTCGGCGACGGGCAAGACCGCCGACGAGCTCGTCGATGGGCTGAGCCAGCTCGTCGAGGCCGGGATGGACCTGGACACCGCCGTCGACCTGATCGGCCAGGTCGGCCGAGTCGCGACCGCGACGCAAACGCCGCTCGAGGACCTGGCCAAGACGGCGTTCTTTCTCAACCGTAGCCTGAACGTGCCGCCCGAAGAGATGGAGCAGGCGCTCGGCGCGCTCGCCGTTGTCGCCAACCAGGGCAGCTTCTCGCTGAACATGATGGCGCAGTACCTTCCTGAGGTCGCCGCCGGCATGCGGGCGATCGGGATGGAGGGCCAGACCGCTGTCGCCGTGTCGGCAGCCGCGCTGCAGATGGGGATCCTGGCCAAGGGTGACCCGGCAAAGGCCGCGACGTCGACGCTCGCCTTCATGAACGCCCTCGTCCCCCGCGCGAAGAAGCTCAAGAAGGAGCTCGGCGTCGACGTCTTCGCCGGCGTCGACGAGAACGGCGTCCGCCAGTGGCGGGACTTCAGCGACATCCTTCACGACATCGCCCAGGCCTCCGGCGGCGACGTCGTCGCGCTGCAGAAGGTGTTCACCGAGAAGGAGGCGCTGACCTGGATCTCGACGGCGATCGCCGAGCTCGAGACCTACGACCAGCTGCTGCAGGACGCGCAGAACTCCGAGGGGTTCGTCGCTGGCGGTTTCGAGCGGCACATGGAGTCGACCAAGGAACAGCTCCGGGCCGTTCGGGCGGAAGCCGAGAAGTTCCTGCAAATGGGCACCGGTGGGCTGTTGGACAACTTCACCCGGCTGCTGCGCGTCCTCAACGAACATCCGGTGGCGATCCGCGCGATCACCGCGGCGTTGCTGGGGATGACGGCGGCCGCCGGCGTGCAGAAGCTCGTCACGGTGTTTGGCGGCCTCGCCGGCGCGATGCGCGGGGCACCGGCGGGAGGCGGCGGCCTCGCCGCGGCCGCCCGCGCGGCGACGGGGACACCGGTGTTCGTGACGAACTGGCCGGCGGCGATGGGTGGTCCTGGTGGTGCGCTCGCCGGCGGGGCCGGCGCCGGCGCCGGCGTGCCTCGAGCCGGCGGCGGGCGAAGGGCAGCGGCCGCCTGGTACGCCCCCACTGTCGGCCGCGGCGGGCGAAGGGCAAGCGGGGCAGAAACGGCGATGGCCGCCTATGGGGCGTGGGAAACCGGCACGGGCATCGGCGCGGCGATCGAGAAGCACGCGCTGCGCGGGACCGGCGGAGGCGCCCTGATCCAGCAGGTGATGGCCAAGTGGATGTCGCTGATCGCCCCGAAGTCGCAGGCCAACTACGCCCAGATCGGCCAGATGGAGGGCGCCGGCTGGTGGGAGCGGTTCGGCGACGCGATGACGAACACCTGGTCGCTGCCGATGATGCTGCTGGCGCCGAAGAAGCTCGGCGGCGTGACGGACTATGAGACCGGGGTCGCGGACGAGGCGTCCGAGAAGGCCCACGTGAACCTCAGCATGACGATGTTGGTGATGGACGACCGGTACGAGCTCGTCGACGTCGAGGGCGTCGACGACGTCGAGTTCCAGGCGGTGAGGTACTGACATGGACACCGCCTACCTCGGCCCGCTCGCCCTGCACGTCATCGAGATCCGCGACGACATCGGCCGTGACCTGGTCGAGTTGCGGTACCCCGAGCGGGACGGCGCCGAGCAGGCCGACGTCGGCCGGGCGCCGTGGAAGGGCACGCTGCGGATCGGGTTCATCGGGGAGTTCTGGCGTACGTCGTTCGACCGGCTCAAGCAGATGGCCGAAACGGAAGGCGCGTACACCTTCACGCACCCGGTGACGAGCGCCCGCTACAACGTGCGGATCGTACGGTTTCAGCCGACGCACTCGCCCCAGATCCTCAACGGCGCGGTCGCGACGCTCCAGCTCGTCGAAGACAACAGCGTCACAGCGGGCCTGCTGATCGCGCAGGCCGGCGTCGGTGGCGCGGCGGCGTCGTTCGACGAGGCGGCGAGCTCGGCGTCGTCGGCCCTGGAGGCGCTGCCGTGACGGCCAAGTCCGATGCCCAGGCGGCGCTGGCCGCGGCGATGGCCTACCGCGCGACGATCGCGGCGGACGACGCGGACGTCACCGTCGACGAGATGGGTCGTCGGATCGCGGCGCTTCGGGCCGACCTGGACACGTCGGTCGCGGCGCTGCGCAGCACATACGGCGTCGACGCGTCGGCGGCGTGCACCGCGCTCGTGCTCGTCGGCGACCGCCTGCAGCAGCTCGGAGAGGAGGTCGCGGCGTCGCTACGCACCGTCGTGCCATACACCGTCGAGCAGGACACGAACCACTCGCTCGTCGCCGTCGCGCTGTACGAGGACGTCACCCGCGGCCCCGAGATCGTCGCGCTGAACCGCGACGTCATCTCCAACCCCAACGCGATCCCGGCCGGGACCGAGCTGCAGGTGTACGACCGATGACCGACGAGCTCGCCCTGCTGATCGACGGCAACCGCTACACCCAGTGGCTGTCGTACGAGTGCGACGCGCAGCTCGAAACGCCGGCGTCGGCCTGGTCGGCGGCCGTCCGCCTCGAGGACGCAGCTCGGCCAGCGGGCCTATTGGCCTGGTCGTGGGTCGAGGTCCTCGTCGGCGGAACGACGGTGCTGTCCGGCCGCATCGACGAGATCAAGACACGCTACGACCGCTCCCACGTGACCGTGACCTTGCGCGGTCGCGACCAGGCGGCGCTGCTGCTCGACGCGTCGGCGAAGCTGTCCTGGGGCTTCAGCAAGACGACGATGACGCAGCTGCTGTCGACGGTGGCGGCCGCGGCGGGGATGACGAAGACGCCGGCGACGACCGACACCGGGACGTTCGGCTGCAAGGCCGAACCGGGCGAGTCGATGTGGGAGTTCCTGTCGCGGGTCGTCGAGCGTCGCGGCCTGCGGATCTGGGTTGCCCCCGACGGGACGCTGCACGTCGGCCAGTACTCGACGTCCGGCGCTCCGGTCGCGGTGCTGCAGCGGCGGCTCGGTTCCCCGGCGTTCATGAACAACATCCTCGGCGGCGCCGTGACCCGCTCGACGCTCGAGGTGGTCTCGAAGGTCACCGTGCTCGGCTCGTGGGACCACGACACGGACACGGCCGGCGTCACCGGCGTCGCGACGAACCCCGAGGCTCCGTTCACGCGCGAGCTGATCCTCGTCGCCGGCGACGTCGAGACCTCGGCCGAGGCCGAGCTGCAGGCCGCCGAAGAGCTTTCCCGCCGACGAGCTCGCGAGCTCGTCTGCCGGTACACCGTCGTCGGTCACGGCGATCCCGCCTGGGCCCCGAACACCCTCGTCGCCCTCGTCGACGAGCGCGAGGACCTCGACGAGCTGATGCTGATCACCGGCCGGCGGTTCACCCGCTCTCGTCAGGACGGCCGGCGGACCGAGCTGACGCTGCAGCGCCCGGAGTACTTCGATGCGGTTGCCTGAGCTCATTCGGGTGATCGACCGGCGCGTCCAGCGCGCGCTGCGGCGCGTCCGCATCGGCGGCGTCCGCGGCGTGATCTCGCGGGTCGAGGCGCTCGACGCGGGGCAGAAGCTCAAGGCGGCGGTGACCGGCCTCGTCGGCCCGAACGACACCGAGCAGACCCGGCCGGCCCGAGTCGTCCAGCACTACGGGCTCGCGTCGTACCCGAAGGCCGACGCCGAGGCGGTCGTGCTCCCGATCGCTGGCCGCACGGCGTCCGGCGTCATCATCGGCACCGAAGATCCGCAGTACCGCCCCGTCCTGTCCGAGGGCGAGGTCGTGCTGTACGACCACCTCGGCCAGGCCGTGCAGCTCAACGACGACGGCACGATCGACGTCGCCGCCACCGGCGATCTCCGGCTCAACAACGGCGCGACCGCAGTCGCCGCCGACGGCGACAGCTGCGTCCACTCCCTCACCGCCGGGCCGTACACGGTCACCGGGTCGATCACCGTGCGCTCGATCCGCAACGTCAAGGTGCCGTCATGACGGACCTCCGCATCGATCCCGCGACGCGCGACTTCGTCCTGACCGACGGGCGGTTCGAGGTCGACGACGACGTCACGACGCAGGTGTACCTCTGCCTCGAGACGCGGCGCGGCACGCGGATCGGGGACCTGGAGTTCGGCAGCCGCCTGCACGAGCTGCAGAGCGAGCGCAGCCCCGAGGCAGCCGCGGCCCGGGCGCCGGCGCTCGTCGAGGAGGCGCTGCGGCCGCTCGTCGACGAAGGCATCGTCGCGGAGATCTCCACCGTCGCCGAGGCGCGTGCCGACGGCGTGGCGCTGTACATCACGCTGCAGGGCCCGGGCTTCCCGCCGGCGACGTTCGAGGTCTGGCAAGAGGTGGGCCCGTGACCGACCTGACGCCGAAGACGTACGAGGACTGGCTCGACGAGATCCTGGCGAAGCTGCGCAGCAACATCGCCGGCACCAGCACCGGCTCGGCGTCCGAGGCGCGGCTCCGCGCCGAGGTGATCGCGTCGCTGCTCGAGGGCCAGTCGCTGTACATCGACTGGTCGCTCGACCAGCGGTTCCCCGACTCGGCGAACAGCGACAACCTCGAGCGGCACTGCGCGATCTACGACCTCGACCGCAAGGACGCGACCGGCAGCGAGGGCGAGGTCACCGTCACCGGTACGCCGGGCAGCACCTACAGCGTCGGCGACGCGTTCACCGACGCCGAGGGCAACGCCGGCGAGCTCACCGCCGGCGGCACGATTCCCGGCGGCGGCAGCGTTGACGTCGAGGCGGAGTCGACCGACACCGGCGTCGCGGTGAACTGGGCGAGCGGTGAGAGCTTCTCGTTCAGCGCGCCCGGGCCCGGCATCGACACCGCGTGTGAGGCGGCCGACGACTTCACCGGCGGCACCGACGAGGAGACCGACGCAGCGCTGCTCGTGCGCCTGCTCGCCCGGATTCAGTACCCGCCGGCCGGCGGCACCGAGTCGGACTGGTACCAGTGGGCGATGGAGGTCGACGGGGTGCACCTGGCCTACACGCACCCGCTGCGCCGAGGCCTGGGCACGATCGACGTGTCCATCGTGACGCTCGGCTCCAACGGCCACCTCGATCTCCCCGGCGGCAGCCTGCTGTCGGACGTCGAGGATCACCTGGACGACAACCGCCCCGTCACGACGAAGGACTTCGAGGTTCTCGCGCCCGACCAGGTCCTCCAGAACGTCACCGTCGACGACCTGGTCGTCGTTGACGGCTACGACTCCGGCGCCGTCGAGGACGCCGTCGAGGAGGCGATCCCGACGTACATGGACGGCCTCGAGCCGGGCGACACCCTGCTCGTCTACGGCCTGATCGCCGCGATTATGGCCGTCGCCGGCGTCGAGTCCTTCACCTTGACCACCCCGGCGGCGGACGTCACCGCGACGCTCGACAGCGACACGGCCGAGCTGATCATGCCCAACACGATCACGGTGAACCTCGCATGAGTACCTACGACCGGATGCTGCAGCTGCTGCCCTGGGGACCGCTGTCCCGGGACGACGGCGCGCTGCACCTCGAGGAGCTCGACGCCTGGGCGGACAGCATCGACGGCGTCGACGACCAGGTCGCGCTGTCGGTCGACGCCTGCTTCCCCCAGACCGATCCCGAGCTGCTCGACCGCTGGGAGGCGCTACTCGACCTGCACCCCGCCGCCGGCGACAGCGACGCGGTGCGCCAGCAGCGAGTACTCGAGGCGCTCGCCCGGGTGCCGCTGATGACGCCGGCGTACATCGCCGCCCAGCTCGAGATCCTGACGACCGTCGAGCCGACGATCGTCGAGTTCATGGCGTTCCACTGTGACGACGCCGGCAGCCGTGTCGACTACGAGTGCCTCGAGAAGCAGTGGTTCTTCCTTGCTGCGTTCGGCCGGGCGGCCGCCGTCGCCGCGTCGGTCGACGACGAGCTCGTCGAAGAGCAGGCGCTGCTCGACCGACTCAAGCCCGGGCACACCCAGGGCGTCGCCTGCTTCGACGACTTCCGCTGCAACGACCCGTACAGCCTCACCGATCGAGACCTGCTGGGAGCGTGACCGATGGCCAAGCCGTACCCGAGCCGGACACAGGACTACAACAGCGGCGACCAGGTCGCCTCGGCCGACCTCAACTCGATCCAGGACGGGATCATCGCCTGCTCCGACGCGATCGGCGACAAGGAGAAGACCTTGCGGATCGTGCCCTGGGGCGAGGGGAATCCCCTCACCGCGGCGGGCGGCGACGCCGTGCGGTCCGGCGCCGGCGTCTACACGTACCTCGTGCTGGAGCCGGCCGACGTCAACGCGCACGTCCTGTTCTACGGCATCGACAAGTACCTCGCTCTGCTGGGGGTCGAGACCCTTACCCGGATCCGGATGTACTTCCAGCGGGGCTCGGCGAGCGCCTCGTTGTCGCTGGCGCTGGTCAAGGAGAAGCTCAGCGACGGCTCAAGGACGGTGATCTCGACGCTGACGGCGACCGACTCGAGCGGGTCGTGGGTGTCCGAGCAGTCCGGTGTGCTGAGCGAGGCCTACGACTTCGCCAACTACATGTACTACCTCGACCTCTCGTTCGACGCCAACGCCGCCGCGTCGGAGATCGGCGTGCGGGCGATGGAGGTCGACTACGAGCTCGACTGAGGACGCCCCGAGCACCAACAACAACACCCGCAAGGAACGAACGGAGACGGAGATGGGAAGCAAAACGAGGATCCTGATGCTGATGATGATGATCACCGCGGCGGTCGGCCTGGTGGTGGCCGGCTGCCCCAGCCACAAGCCCCCCGAGCCGCTGCCGGACGACGACGGGCCCGATCCCGACGTCTTCGTCGAGCTCATCGGCGAGGGCCTGACCGAGTCCGGGACGCTGCTGCAGGCCGACGCGACGACCTGGGACGAGTGCATCGCCGGCGTCGTGCTGCAGTCCGTCGGCGAGCACACGACCGGCGTGGCGATCCCCATCAAGCAGGCCGTCGAGGCGGGGACCTGCAGCGGCGTGACGCAGTCGGTGACGATCGATCCGGGACCGTGCCTCGGACTGCCGGGCGTACCCACCGTCGAGAGCCAGGACGCGGCTCGAGACGAGGTGATGAAGTGGTTGAACATGACGATGCCGGTCGCCGCCGGGATGGCCGAGGCCACGGCCACGACCACCGAAGATCCGGGGCTGTGCGTGGCGATGAAGCTGATCAGCGACTTCCTCTCGCCGTCGGGAGTGATCGTCGACTCCATTCTGACCGTCGTCGAACAGCCGGGAGCACCGTTCACCGTCCCGGGCACGTCCTGGGACTGCGCCGGCTGCTTGCCGTCGTAGTCCCGCACCAGGCCCTGGGCGGCGCCAGCGGCGCCAGCAATCACGCGGAGACGAGGAGAGGACCATGGACGAGATCTGGCAGCAGACGCTGACCCACGAAGACGTCGAAGCGACCTACGGCACCGCCCAGGCCGCCACCGCTGCGCCGAGGCGCGGCACGATCAGCCGCATCAGCGGCCACCGCACCGGCGCCGGCGACGGCGTCGTCACGGTGGAGGTGTACACCGACTCGGACCTGGAGGACCTGGTCTGCCAGGCCGAGCTGACGCTCAGCGGCGACGGGTCGACCGACGTCGCGGCGCCGCGGCACCCGCTGCCGTGGCGATCCTCGGACGGTCCATACGTCCGGATCAAGGACACCGCCGACACCGGCTCGGACGACATCGCGATCACCGTCTCCGGCGAGCGGGGCCGGGGAGCGTAGGAGGTCGACGTGGGACGAGTACTCAAGCCGGCCGACGACTGGCCGACCTACCAGATCACGGTCGGCGACGTCGGCTGCGACTACAAGACCCTGGCGGCCGCAGTGGCGGCCGCCTCCTCGGGTGACGTCATCCACGCCTACGGCGGCGCCGGCGAGAACATCACCGGCAAGGACGGGGTTCGCGTTGTCCTGTACGGGATCGCCCTGGGCAACATCACGCTCGCCGCCGGCGTCAACTTCTACCTCGGCGGCCAGGGCTCCGTTGTCAACGTCTCCGTCGGCATCGGCGGGGTGTTGCATCTCAGCGAAATGGTCACGGTCAGCGGCAGCCGCTCGGGGCTCACCCGGACCGGCAACTGCTACTACCTGCCCGACGGGGAAGCCATCGCCACGTACGTGCCGGCGGACGAAAGCGTCGTGCCGGTCTCGGCCGGGGATCGCCTGTACCACGAGACCGCCGGGCTCGAGCTTCTCGCGCGGGACATCGGTGGGACGGTTCGCTGGCACGGTGCACGGCAGGCAATTGGCCACGGCGCGAGCGCGTCGCCGCTGTTCGCGACGATCTCGTCCACGACGTCGACGTACTGGGCGGCGCCGAACGACTCCGTCGCAACGAAGGTGATGGTCGAGTCCATCTCGATGGTGATGTACTCGCTGGGAGCCGCACACGACCCGTCGAACAACTACGGCGTCTCCCTCGGGCTTTTCAACAGCACCACCAGCGAGCTGGACAACACCGACGGTGCCACCGGTGGCTCGAAGGAGTACATCATCGCCGTGAACCAGCTGTGGACGCTGCCGGCTGACGGCGACAACCCGGGCTCGTACGTGCAGCGAGCCACGGCGAAATGGACCAAGAACGGCGCTCCCGCCAACCTGCGAGCGTGTCTCGGCGCGTTCCTGTTCAGCTTCGTCTACGAGTGAGGTCAGCGTGCTACTGGTACTCGAACGTCGAATCCTTGAAGCGGTCCCGGACGACAACCAGATCGGCGTCGCCGACGTCAACGCCGGGATCTGGCGCGACGACAAGGGCCGCCCTATCGGTCCGATTCCCCAGGACCTCCCAGAGCGCCGCCGACCGGCTGACGGGCAGCGGTATCTCCTGACGACCGGGCTCGTGCCTACACGCGTTCCTGACGGCGCCAAGCTCCTCGAGGACGAGAGCGCAGAAGCCGAGTGGAGAACGCTCCTCGAACCGTACGACGCCGCGCTCCAGGAGCACGGTGTTCGTACTCGATTCCTCAAGCAGCTCGCCGACGCCGGCGTCGATCGAGACCCCGACAGCGCTGGCGACCCCCCCACCAGGCCGGAACGGTTTCTCGGTTCGCGAGGTCTTCGAAAAACGGATCCTGGGCCTGCCAGGGCGAGGTGATTGGGCGGATTCTGCGCTCCTATTCGTCACCATGTGCTGCAATGGGTAACAGGGCTCGCGAACGTCGTTTCGGTATTCGTCACGTCGTGTCGGTGTTGCTCACTTCGCAGCAACCCCAGTTTCGTCAACTTTCGGCCTGAGTTTCGACACAGCAACACAGCTACCCGGACGACGACGTGGTCCGCGCCCTGGGCGTGGTCACCCCGCCACACGACTGATCCACATCCCCTCTGGCACGCTCTGCCAACCACCGATGCACGATGGAGTCTTGCCAGCAGCGCGTCGCTGCGATAATAGAT